ATGAACCATTGCACTTGGTGAAAACTTTCCTTCGGGTGTTACCCATGCATCAAAGTTCATATCGAAGTTCAATGCACCAGGTCCCGGTTGCCACCTAATAGGCGAAGCCTGTGTTAACCCTTCAACTATAGGAGCAAGTGCTTGTTGTTTTACAAACTCAAAGGGAGCATCAAGTTTTTCAAGACCTGTAGACACCCCTCTCGCAACAGGACCCAAGAACCTAGCCCAGACGCTAGGGTCTGGTTGCGCAGCTTGCTGTGCCGCCTGTGCCGCAGCTATTCTTGCTGCTTCGTTAGGGAACTGTTGCATACCCATTAGAAGTAAATGTGCCTCGTGCTAGGCGCATACCTACTGGTAGTAACGCCTCTTTGATACGGTGATAGTTGCGAATACCTTTGTGTAAATGGAACGGTGCTTAAGAAATCTCCAAAGGTAGTCCACTGTGAAGGATCTTTCCTCTGCGATACTTCCTGCGCCCGCTTACCAAGATACTGATTGTATATATTGCTGAATCTACCAGACCAGTAGTCCTGCGCACGTTGCTGCATTGGAGCCGTTCCTCGAAACGCCTGTCTCCCTACAGCACCCATGTATGCAGTTTGCGGTTCTTCCTCTAATAAAGTCATATAGAAATCATCAAAGGTGTTTCTATTGTTATTTTGCATCGTCATAATTAATCACCTTTTAATTGAACCCTGGGAGTCCTGGACGCGTTGGAGGAAACATGTCTGCTTGAGGGTTATAAGCAACAGACCCTACACCCGAAGGCATAGTCATATTCTCATACTGTATCAAAGCATTAGCATCAGCCTGTTGCCGATTTATATCAGCAGCGAGTGCCTTGGGATCAACGCTGTAAGGTGATCCGATTTGAGCCAACTGCGTTCCGATTCCCTGCTGATACCGGGTAGGAGTATAAGGAGTGTATGAAGGTCGCTGATAAGCCGAACTTATCCAGTCTGCAAACCTGCTTGCACCTTGAGGTCCATATAATTGAGACATCCTGTTATACATGTTCCCAAGCCCTCGTTCCACCATCCCTGACATTCCTGGTCTAACTCCTAATGCAGCCTGACTCATACCTATTAAAGCCCCTCCCAATTCATCGTCACTATATCCGCCTAAGTAAGCCTCATATCTTGGGTCGATATCAGTTAAGTCAGCACCTATTGAGCCTGACCCGACTGCTGATCTTGCTCTCAAGTAATCACCTAGTCCTGCATAAGTTCCCCTGATATCTCCCAGAGGTCTTCTCTGACCAGTTCCTAAGTATTGCCTGAACAATGATCCTACGCCAAGTGGCTCGTATCCACCTGCTCCTAAAGCATCCCCTGTTATAGCACCACTAGCTACCCCTGCAATAGTTGCTGGATCAAGGACTGGTGCGCCTGATGTTGGAACCTGTGGCATCCCTGTAACTCCTACTCCACCGGGAGCAACACCTGCTACAGCACCAGGGATTCCTGTTGCTATCTGGTTTAATAAGAATCTTCCGTAAGCTGGTCGAAAGCCAGCCGTAAGAGTATCTCCCGCTTGTTGCAATCCCTGTAATGACAAGCCAGGAAACTGCTCCATTCGGAATCTCTGAAAAGACGGTAATGGTCCTAAATCCTCTTCCCATAATGGTAGAGGTCTGGCTGCCGGTGTTACTTGATAAGCACCTGGAACTGAAGCTGCGCCTGTTACCGCTGGCAACATTCTGCCTGAAGATACATCTCCACCGGAACCAAGTAATTGCGGTCCTCCCGTCATGCCTGAAGGCATTGGTGGTCCACCGGCTCCAGGAGAAGCTACTGTTCCCGCTCCATCTGTAACGGCAACCGAATCACTTATTAATCCTGGGTAACGATCCATGAATGCTGTTCTGCTTTGATCGTATAGTGCATCTATCTCTGGAGTAACCGTGCCTCCAGCATTCGTCCACGCATCAAGTATCAACTCTTTATTAGGCATAAACCCATAAGGCGGATTATATACTCCCTGGAACTGTTCCTCTAAGAACTGAGCAAACGTCCGAGGCTGTGCAGTCTGAGGCAGTGCAGTCTCAGTTTCAATTGTATCACCGCCTTGTTGACCACCACCTTGCTGTCCACCACCACCTTGCTGTCCACCACCGCCTTGTTGTCCACCACCGCCTTGCTGACCACCACCTTGCTGACCACCACCTTGTTGACCGCCACCTTGTTGACCGCCACCAGTTACAGTTGGTCTAAGGTCTTGTAACTGCAAACTTTCATCTCCAAAGTCTGCATTAGGGTCAACCATATTCATAACTCTTCCCGCTGTTCCCTCTCTAGGCATTCCATAATTCTGTGATGCCCAAGATGCTGGTGCAGGTTGGAATGGCGTTACAGTTCCAGGTGCTGGTGCTGGTGTTACAACAGATCCTGGTAATTGATGAATCCCTCCCCCTAAGTTATACAACATGCCTTGCGATGCAGGGTCTACCGTTGCTGCTGCAGGTGCTGCCGTTGATGCTGCCGCAACTGATGGTTGTCCCTGTATGAATCCTGGACCTGCAACTGCGCCCCCTCCAAACTCCATAAAGCCACCATCCCCTGTTCTAGGAGCCGGTGATGCCATTACTGGTGGCTCACCTGTGAACTGCGAAAACACTGACATAGGTCCTGGTATGTAATCCTCACCACCAGGTCCGTAAGTAACATCCCTGAATTGGTTTTGTGCTAATGCCGCCCCTGATTGTGCTAATTGTTCTTGGGTTGCAAAAGGTCCCATTTGTTGAACCTGTGTTTCAATATTTTTATTAATAACGTCTTTTTTAAGAAGGTCTGCCTGTGTGGTCACGCCCCTCATTCCTGTATTAACGTTGTAAACTGTAACCCGATCCGACCCCGGTCCCTTGACTCCTGTAGGTCCGCCAACTGTTTCAACTTCATCAGGTGGCTCGCCTGTAGGAATCCAGTTATTAGAAAGATTCATTGTTCCGCTAACCGTGCTGACCGTAGGTGTAGTATCAATTCCAAAAAGTGTTGCCTCGTGTCTCTGTCCAGCCGAAGGAGGAGCAGAAGGTCCCGAAGGTAACATCCGTGTGTCCGTTCCTAGCCCTATACCCTGACCTGGGAGTCCTCTTGGAGTAAACTGCTCAAACCTAGGCTCATTCCTTTGGCTAAAAGCTAAAGGAACTGTCATGCCTGATTCTGGCATTGTCGCAATATCACCAAGGTTAAGGAAATCTTGCGGATTGACTAATCCTCGCATGGCTTCGTGACCTAACCACGGTCTGAGCGGATCTTGATGTGGCATTGTTAACCTCCTGTAGACGGTATCATTCCGATACCCGCTAATCTATTTTCTGTGCTTTGTGCGCCTGGTCTTGGAGTTCCTGGTGGAACTGAAGGACCGGGAACCTGGTTTGGCATAGGCGGTGGAACGCCTAATGCTGCGTTTGGCATTACTTGTGGTGGCAATCCCGGAGGACCACCCATACCTGGAGGTGGACCCATAGGAGGACCACCCATCATTTCAGGAGGCATACCACCCTGACCCGGAGGCATTCCGCCCTGACCCGGAGGTGGACCACCCATCATCTGCGCCTGTTCCATAGCTTTCATCATGTAAATACGGGAGAGTTCTCCCTGATAGAAGTCAGCTAAGTCTTGCCTTCCCTGTCTGATTGCTGATTGTAACAGTTCCCAAATCTGTGCTTCGGGTAATGCTTTCTCCGCAATCTGCATCTTAATAGCATCTTCCATTGCATCAGCAGACTGTAAGCCAAGAATGTTATCTCTAATATACATATCAGGAAGCAGGGGAGTAGGACCTTCTCTTGCGATCTGTGCCATACTCATCTTGCTCATATCGTCTTGTGGCAGTTGACCAATCAAGACAACTTCAACGTCACCGGAGTCTTTAATCATATCCGGTGTAATCTCTTCCCTGAAGTACATTCTATTCTGATCTTGCCCTGATAGTTCCATAGATTTAAATGCACCGGTAATATACTGGTCACACAACAAGTGGAATATACTTCGGTAAGCCCGTTCCATAGCATGAAGTCTTGGAACAAGCATACTCTCGACTCCCTGCCTGAGAGTGTTAATAGCAAAGCCAGATAATTGAAATTCTAATTGTCCGTAAATTGAATGAGGCAATCCACCTCGCTGCATCTCACCGGAGACTAGTCCCATGAATGCGCCTGACTCTCGTGCCATCTCAAGCAAGCCAAGCGGCTCAACGTCCTCACCCTGTCCAAGTGCAATCTCGGAACCTTCCTTGTATGGATCTTCCTCTAATGTTTTAGTCCCGTCTCGTGACTTAACCTTAAGCCCTTGTTTACGGGAACGAGCGGTAAGTTCAAGCATAACCGACATCATAAGGTTATGTTTCTCATACAAATCTCTTGAAGATTTAAAGCAGGACTCACCGTAGTCTTCTATGGTATCTAAGTTTCCTGTATCAGAAATTGCCTGGATCAGAGGGTTTGCACCAACTGGTCCGATGAACACAGGAACCTTTTCCGATCCGTGCTTAGTTGCACGTTTTAAAACTTCCTCACCGGTGCAGACTATATTATCTTCTGAATCATAAAAGTCATAAACTGCTACCGCATCTTCTGCGCCTGAGTCTTCACCTTCGCCTTTTAAATCAACTCCCCACATCGCTTTAATTTCAGAAGGAGTCTTCATGGTTTTATAGCAAGCCCAAGCAAGCCCGTGTTTACCTTCTCCCCAGTAAGTATGTAGTGGGTCCCAAGGCTGAATGTCTACATAAGTCTCGCCTTCTTCGTCTTTTACTAATAATGCACGACCTGCGTACCATCCACGTAAACAGGTAAACCACGCAAGCTGCTGTCTAACTATCGGTTGAAACCTTGAAGTCAGCCTGTCATCTGCTGCCTTTAAGACTCCAATAAGGAATCTTTCCTTTGCGTCATTGTTTTCCCGTTGTTCTCTTTGTGAGTTATTATAAGGAACCCTGATCACCATCTCTGCGGTGGTCATCCATGTAATAAGTTTATCTGCATAGACCTGTGGTTCATTAGATGTATAACTCTGGAACCCTTCACCTGCATCGTATTCTTCCAGGCGATAAATCTTATGATCATCGTCCATGCGAGTGCGTAGTGGTTCCGTGAGATCGTAGTGGTTATCAACAAGACTAATTATTTCTTCTGGTGTATAGTTTGCCATTACCAACGCCTTACTTTGATTGTGCTACCTTCAGTAACGTAGCCGTAACCGTATCGATTTATAAGTCCATAGATCACAGCTTTTACGCCATGATTATACTGATCTTGTGGCGTTTCGCCAACTATATTCCCATCTCGATCGTGTTTCCACCTGTACGCACGGGTTTGTCCATCGAAGGGATTTGGCTGCACGCCGAACTCAGAAAGTATACCTTTACACTTTGGATTAAAAACAATGCGTGGTTCTCTCTGATCTACCGGATCAGTCTTTAAAAAAGCCTTTAATCTTTCAGTTCCTTCGTTAATTCTTATTTTCTGCGAATCAAAATAGATTCCAGTTCGATCCATCCAGACTTCTGCTGGTGCAGCCATTGCCTGATGCTGATACCCTGCGATATCAATCACCCCAAACTTTGCATCCTTCCACCAAGGGCGG